AAAGTCCCTAACAACCTTCGATGAGAAGGATCCTGTATCAGAGTATAACTCACAACTCTGGAACTCCACACAAGACGATAACTCTCCTGAGCGGAAGCAAGCCCGTGATCAGAAGCGCCGTCTTCACTACGTTTCTAATATCTATGTGGTGAGTGATCCTAAGAATCCTGAGAATGAAGGTAAGGTCTTTCTGTTCAAGTATGGCAAGAAAATCTTTGATAAGATCACAAAGATGATGAACCCAGACCTTGAGTCCGAGGGTAAGGTCAATCCTTTTGATCTTTGGCAAGGCGCCCATTTCAAGTTGAAGGTAACCCGTCAGAATGTGAATATGGGTGGTCGTAACGTATCATTTCCTAACTATGATGAGTCCGTGTTCCTAGCACCAGGTCCTTTATCAAAGGACGATGATGAGATGGAAGCAATCTGGAAGCGCGAACATTCCCTAAAGGAGATTGTTGACCGTAAGAACTTCAAGACCTATGCAGAACTCAAGGCACGCCTTGATGATGTTAATGGTCTTGGTTCATCACCAGTGCCAGCACCAGTATCACGGGCACCTGCTCCTGTAGAAGAGGAAGCACCTTGGGTAGAGACACCAAAGTCTGTTGCTAAAGCACCAGCGCCAGTTGTGGAAGATGAAGAGGATGAAGACCTCGCAATGTTTCGCAAGTTGGCTGAGGACTGAGACCTTACAAGATAACTATTAAGAGGGGCCTACGGGCCCCTTTTTTTTAATAGTTTGTATTACCATTAGAGAAGTGGCCGTTTAAAGTATCACCAGTTTCCTGCAACCTTGTTCTCATCATAGCACGTTCAAAGGCAGCATTATGATATGGCTTGGAAAGATTTTGTTTCTGTAGATTATATCCAAAGTTTGGATCATCAACTCTTTCAGAAGGACGTTGTTGCATAGTCATTGAAGGTTGTTGAGGTTTGCCAGCACTATTAAATGCGGTACCTATTTGCTGACTAAGAGCATCAAATTCCGTTTTTACATTATTTCCTGTTGGACCAACATTGTTACCTTGAACCTTTTGTGATGGTGTAACATCAATCTTTTCACCACTCTTTGCGGTGAATAAAGGTTTCTGTGTTTTAGTATCAACGGCTGCCACATTATCTTTCTTATCCATTGGATAGAAATTAACATCACCCGCATTTCTAACATCAAATGAACCGCCGTCGGATGCACCTGGTACAGGAGGCACAGTTGTCTTTGTTTGCGCCGGTGTTGTTGTAGGTGCCTGTGCAGGTGGAGGTGGAGTCGGTGTTGGTTTAGGTGGTTCTGGTGTCGCCTGTGTAGGTGCCGGAGGTTTATACGCAGGATTAGGAACTTCTTTTACAGAAGCCCAACCATCACCTTTTTCAAATCTTTTGATTGTTGGAGGTTCTGCGGATGTTGGTGTAGGTGTTGGTGCCTTAGCCTCTGGTGTAGGTGCCGGTGCATTAGGTGTAGGTGTTGTTGAGGTAGGCGCCGCTGTGACGATTGGCGCAGGAGGAGTCACTACAGGAGGTTTTGGTTTGGGTTCCTGTATAGGAGTCATAAATTTATCGGTGTGTAAATCTTTCATAACTTGCTGAACGCCAGGATGAGAAGGATCTTTAAAAGTCATTACACCTTTAGCTGCATCATATTTAACACCAGCAGCAACAACCTGTGAATCTTTATTAAATCCATCTATAATCATATCTTCACTTGCCATAAATGATAAAGGATTATTTTTGAAATCCGGTGTTTGTTTAATGGCATCAATAAATCCAGCTCTATCAACCTTATATTTGTTCGGTAATGATTTCTTTTCAACCTCTGCCGTTGGTTTTACTTCAGTTTTAGGTTGCGCTGGACGAGGACCATTGACATCAGCCGTTTGCTCCTTTGGTGATGGTGTAATAGGAGTGTCACCTGTTACATTTTTGACCTCTGTTGCATCTGTCTTGGCAATTTGACTTCCGTTTTTAGCATTTTCTAATGCCGATATTTGTTCGTCTATTTGTTGCAATGCCGGATGATCTTTACCTGCAATGCTTTTAACATACTTTAATGCGTCTAGAGAACTTTCAGTTCTACCATTAATAATACCAAAATAATTTCCGTTTTGTTTATAACCATTGATATTATACTGTCTGATAGCAGGCTTTCCTGATGAATTGGCATTTGGATTAAACTGATCCAACATATAAAAATTGCCATCTTTATCCGGTTTTGTTAATGCTACACCAGTATGATAACCCGATCCTTCTTTACCAGAACCTTGGTTATACATTGAAGTTGCAACCACAACTCCAGGTTTAATTGCAGCATCGTTTCTTTCTACTTTCCAACCTGACGCACGACCAATATCTTTATTAAATGCTTTACTCAATGTGGCACATTGTTGTGAATTTTTAGAATCATATAATGTTGGATCTGTAGGCTGAATATGTCCGGTTGGTCCTATCTGGTATCCTCCAGTAGCAGGTTTGGTTGCTACACTTGCTGTTTCTTCGCTATGTTGTAATCCATTATCTTTTTCATACTGGAACATAGCTCGAGCATAGTCTGCTTTTCTTTGTTCGCTCTTTTCTGAAATTATTTTTTGTGAAAGAGATTCATATTCTTCTTTTGAAAGTTTGTTTACATCACCTCCACCAGACTGTTTCATTTGACCTAATGTTTGATCTAATTGAGCGTATGCATCATCACGGTTTCTATGTCCACTGGCATATCGAGGATCATTATATCTCCATCTAATATAATCTTTACCAAGAATTTCTGCTGCTGAATCTTTATCAATATTAGGATTGTTTAGAAATTCTCTAACTCTTTTAATTTGTTCGGGACTTCCACCATGCGTGCCTTCCTGCATTTCTTTTCTTTGATATGCAGCCATAGCATTTACAGTCTCTTGGCTTATCTTCATATTTCCATTTTTATCAATCAAATCTTTACTCTGAAGATAATTGTATAATCCTTTCCCTCTACTACCCTGCATACTAATCATACCGAGGTTTACTTCTTTATTGTATGGGTCAATATGAGTTCCAAAAAGAGTAGCAGCATTATAGCCGTTTTCACGACCAACTTCAGCAGTCAATGCTCTTGCTTGTGAATCGGAGAATCCAGCATTTTTATAACCATCATAAACCATCTTCTGAAGTGCCTTTTTACCAGCAAGGCCTTCTGTACCTTTTTTATAATCTCCCTTAATTCTACTTTCAATTTCTTCTTTACCAGCCGTAGGAGCATTATAATTATATGTGGTCTTACCATCTTTATCTTGGCTTTTTGTAATTCCCAATTCTGATAATTTTTTATCCGAAAGGCGAGAGAATATCTTACCACCTGGAGAATTTACATCAATAGGTCCTTTTTGTATATCATTCCATGCAACATCAGCATCTTTATTGAGAACAGGAACTTTTGATCCACCGGTTAAAATCTCAGAAACGTCTTCTTTTAATTCTGCACCTTTTCTTTTAATTGTTGATTTTACTTTTTGATATTTTTCACCGACACTTTCTTTCAGTTCACTTATCTGACTGGTGATAGAATCCAAAATACCTTGTTGTTGTGATTGAGATTTTTTAGATATGGCTGCCTGAAAACCACCAACATCTGGTAATGCTTTTTCCCAATACTTTGGAAATGCATCAGCCAATTGTGATGGTGTAAGTAGACCTAGCATAGACTGACCGACAGGACTATCGGCAATCTGTATTCTTCTTGCAGGAGTTAATTTCTTTAATCGTTTAAATGTATCGTTATTAACCTTATTGGCCATTATCTTTTCCGATTAGCGTGATTTATTTTATTTCTTAACTCATTTTCACGGTCTTTGGCCTTCTGTTCCTCTTCTTGAAGAAACAACTGTAACAGGTCAACATAGATATATCTTTCCCATGGCATCATTGCTTCTAGTTCTGTCAGACTCCACTTATGATGCTGTATCATACCAAACTGTGTTCTATAATGGTTTCCGAGATTATCGTGTCCCATTATTATATAAAAAAATCATAAAAATCTGAATACCTCACTTTATGCTGAAAACCGCATTTATTGCATGTTGCTTCCATTTTTACTACAAATGTTGGAAAGTTATCAATAAACCCCATCATCTTTTTATAATTCTCTTCTGTCAAACCTTCCACAAACTCTTTTAATTCCTCTTTGGAATAATCCTTATATGAATAAACACCCTTGGCATCGTAAATGTGATCTATAGATCCGGCTATAGTATTAGTCTTAACATCTATTTCATCACCAAACTCTATTCTTTTAATAGCTGCATAAGATGGATATCTCATCTTTACACCTTGTTTTTCATTCAACTTAATATCATTACTAATTTCATCAGGATAAACAATTTCACAATTACTAATATTCATAGATGTTGGAAACACATTACCACATTTATCACCACTTTCAAGTATATTATTACAAGTTAGATTAACCTCTATGGTTTCACCTATTGACTTGGCCCTTAAAAAGATAAACAGGTAATCAACATCAAAAAATGGTAGTTTATCAATATTAACTGTACCTTTAATGATACAGTTGCTTATAATCTGTTTAACTGTTTTAATAATTTCATTTACATCTTTAGACTCCATAGCCATTAGAAGGAGTTTTTCTTCTTTCACATTAAACGGTCTAACAGTAATTTTTTCCTTACTAGAGGGTATTTCAATTTCATAAGTTGGCATATCAATGATTGGTAACATAATCTATTTCTCCATTATTGTTTATAATCTGGTCTATCCCAATACTTGTAAGCAAATGTAACCTGTAATCTTAATATATCTTGGTCCGCCCATGTGACCTGTTGTGGATTCACCAATGTAGGCCAGGCCTTATTTAAAGTCCAACCGTATGTTGCTACTGGTGTTATTTGAGCATTTTGTTGAGTTCCTAGTCCTTGACCGAACTCTGCTAATTGGTATATTTGTATAGTTGAATAATAGTTATCCGCATATTCAAAGTTCCAACTGGATGTAGGATTAATAATATCCATCCAATCATCAAAGAACGCACGTTCTGGACTATATGTTCTACAAATAAAAGATAAACTAGCTTGGTTATACATTGTATTGTTTGGAAATACTTGTGAAGGTCCATTGTATCTTATTTGCGTAACATCAAAACCACGACCAGGAAACTCTACTGCTTCACACATATAGATAAAGTCTTTTGTAGTATTCATTATTTTAAGAATACTAGAACCACCGGTTAATGATGATGCACCAATTCTAACCACAAAACGGCAACTCTTGGCATACTGACCTGCATTGTCTGCGGCACTTTTAAGATCATTTAGGTTTAAGTTAATAGGAATATTAGTTGGTTGATAAGTTCCCATAATTAGTAACCTTCGTATATGTTATTACTGTCAATAACACGCATTTCTTTAAATGCTAATATTAACTGTACCGATAATGGACTGGCATCATGAAATGTGCTCCATTCAGCATTAGGATTATACATTGCTTCAACCGTTTGTAATACACATCTACCAACCAATGGAATATTTCTGTTTTCTACTTGCTGACCTGTTTTTTCATCTAAGTAAAAAAACTGAATCCAAAACTCATAAGGTGTTTTGAAAATACCACCTCCGCTTGATCCTAGATATGATGATTGACCGGCAATACCAATATAACTTGACCTTGGATCACTATTTCCAGCCACCAACGTAGGTGAAGAGTATTGCCTTAATGCTCTAATAATACTTGCTAATGATTGTGATTCTGTTGCTGAGGTTGGTGCTAGAATCCATGAAAATTGAAAATCTCTTAGTCCTGTATCTCTATACAAAACTTCTACTTTTGGATTAATAGCACCACCAACCATAGGTGCTGCACCTGCGGCCGCATTAATGGCACCACCCAACATTCCACCTATAAGAGGTACACTTGAGGCGGCATCAGCAGCAACTTTTGTCAATTTCATTTCATTATATTCATGTCTAGAACCAATTGCTAGATTACTACCACTAGATTGTCCTGGCATAGGTAAAGCAACCGAAACTGGATCCGCGGCATTGCCAGAACCCTTGGCGGTGATAAGCATCCAATGACGTTGTGTTTCTGTGCCTAGGTCTTGTGGAAATTGATATCTAGATGCGGCAACTGGCATATATTCCTCCGGAAATGCTACATACTATTTATGGCACACTACAAACAAGGTTTATTTAAACCACAGAATCCCAAGAAATATATTGGAGATCCTACCAACATCGTATATAGGTCAGGATGGGAAAAACGAGTTATGGATTGGTGTGATACCAACCTTAATGTTATCCGTTGGGCCTCGGAAGAGATAGTCATTCCTTATCTATCACCTATAGATAATAAGTACCACCGATACTTTACGGACTTCTACGTGGAGGCGCGTGGGAGAGACGGTGGTGTTCGTAAGATGATTATTGAGGTCAAACCTAAGGCTCAGACTCAAGAACCTAAAAGACCACAAAGGACTACTAAAAGGTATATTACAGAAGTTATGACTTACGGAGTTAATCAAGCTAAATGGAAAGCAGCGGAAGAGTTTTGTAAGGATAAAGGATGGGAATTTCTATTATTAACAGAAGCAGAATTGTTTAAAAAGTAGTATAAATACCTATATGGCAGAAAAATATTCATCTAAAGACCTACAAAAGTGGTTATTTGATAAGGCCTTGGATGCTGCGTCACCTAAGGCTCGTAAACTATTATTGGCATCCGACCAAAGAGGTCGTGATGATACAGTCATTGGTAAATTGTTTTTCTTTAAGTATGATCCAAAAGGTAAATTGACATTAGCAAAGTATGATAAGTTTCCAATGGTATTTCCTATTGAAATGTATGGAGATGGTTTTCTTGGTTTGAACCTACATTATCTTAACCTGAGGGAACGTGAAACACTATTAGGTCAGTTAATGAAGTTTCAAAATAATAAACTATTTGATGAAACAACCAAACTTAAATTAAGTTATCAGTTATTACAAGGTAGTAAACGATTAGAGTCCTTATCCAGACCTTGTATTAAAAGATATCTTTATAATCATGTTAGGTCACAGTTTATTGAAATAAATGTGGATGAGTTTGATAAAGCAATCCAACTCCCGGTTGAGGACTGGGTATTTAAGAGGTAAAAATGGCATTCAATGATCCTAAAACTGGTATACCAGGAGTATCCACTAATACGCCATTATTTGGTTTTTTTCCAACAACAGACTATGATATCAATAGTACCACTATGGCTTCAGGTTCAACTGAAACTGTTACTGATATCTTTTTTCGTTTTAACTTATTAAGAAAAATTGTCAATAATACATCATCATACTATGTTTATAATATTGATGAATCCGATACACCAGATTTATTGGCAGAAAGTGTTTATGGTGATATAGGTGCCGGATGGATTATCTTATATGCCAACCAGATTTTTGATCCTCAATTTGATTGGCCTCTAAACTATGATGCTTTTCAAAAATACATTATTGATAAGTATGGTTCTGTAGCAAATGCTCAAGAAGAATTACACCATTATGAAATGCAAATTACTAGAACTAATCAATTTTATGGAACCTCACAGACAACCAGTTTTGTTATTGACGAACAACAGATGACTCAAAATATGATGAAAGTTCCTTATTACTATTATAGACCAAGTGTATATGACATATATGTTACCGCCGATAGTATTGCTTATACGGCAGATAGTGCTAATTTAACGGCAGATTCCAGCAATACCACTCCTATCGTTATTACAGAAGGTGGATCGGTTTCGGCTATTTCTAGTTACAATGTTTATGATGTAGATGGTAAAACAATTACCGAGTCAATTTCTGCTGGACGAATTTCAAATTATGATTATGAAGTAAAGTTGAATGATGATAAAAAACTCATCAAAGTAATTAAAGCAGAATATTATCCACAAATAATGAACGAATTTAAAACATTTACTCGTTCACAACCAAATTATCTAAAAGGATTTGCATAGTTATGGTAACTGCATCTGGTGGTAGTTATGATATATTAAGAGTTGATGCACAAATTGGCGTGCAAGGTCAAACTTTTAATGATGTTACACTAAAAGAAATTATACTAAGTGAAAGTCTACTTACACCAGGACTACAGACCGCAGTAACAATACAATCATGGGCTTATAGTAATCCACAAAAAATATGGGGTGATTATAAAGCAAAAAATCTAAGTATCAATATGTCAGATGGTACTGGTTTACGAAATAGACAAATGAGTATTAATCAACTTCTTTATAGAATTGATGAAAGAGATTTAGATATTAACGTAGGACAAACTGAAAGTTTGACACTTCATGCCTGCGATCAAACACTAATAACAGATGCCATGGCTCTTATTTCAAAATCATGGAAATGTGCAATGCCTTCTGATGTTGCTAGTTATGCTCTTAGTTGTGCTGGTGCTGGTAGTATGTCTGTTATGAACGCCGGACCTAGTAGAGATTATATTGCCGAGAATATACATCCATTTCAGGTGGTTTCACAGCAAGCTAATGCTGCATTATATGGGGGTGGTGATCCATCGTTTCTACATTTTATGAGATATTCCGATCCTGGTGGTGGATGGATTCCAACACATTACTTTTGGCCTTTAGGATTTATGGTTACTCAGTCTCCTGGTTGGGTATTTTCCAATTCAGAGGCTGACGGTGATCTTTATAATTTTAAGAAAGCAATATCTTTTAGTTTTCCTTGTGTCTTTGATTATCTATCTGATGTTCTTAACGGTGCTGTCGGTGGAAACAGCCTTAGTGTTATTAATCCATTTGATCAGTCAGGTAGTTTGTTTGGTGGTATGATAGGTGAATGTGGTATAGGTCAGGGTAATCATAAGACTGCCATAACCAATTCTAGTTCGGCAGAACAGCAAAACAGTTGTCCGGTTGGCGTCGAGCAATATCTATTGTTGAGACAAGCTAGAATGGGTTTACTAGAAAAAGATAAGGTTGCTTTAAGAATTACCGTACCTTGGAATAGTGATTTGCATGTCGGACAAATGATAGGTTTCAGCTGGTTAGACAAACCAGGACAAGATGGTCGACCTATATACGGTTCAGGTGCTTATATTATTGTGGCATTAAAACATAACATTCAACTTGGTGGTTTTGGTACCACCACACTTGATTGCATTACTGATACTATAGGATAAATTAAACTATGACAGGAAATCTTAATAATTTCAGTGTAAAACCGGTAATTGTTGTTGACTCTAAGAGTGACTCAACTCATAGCGGTCAGACATCATTTAGAGATCCTACGACAATGGGTCCTGATGTTGGTAATGAAGACCTTGCTTATACCGGCTTAGCAATTAATCCAACACAGTCAGGCCAAACTCAATTTCCTGGAGGTATGGATCCAGGTACCATGGCTTTTGCTCTTAAAGGTTTAGGTCAGAATGGCGGAACTATTATTGGCCTTGCTAATTCTATGAGGGGTGGCGCCGGCGGATCAGGCGGTGGTGGCGGTCAAGACCTTATGAGTGGTATAGTTCAAGAACTTATTAACACTACTATTCCGGTTAACATTCCTCCTAATATTCAAGAAAGCACCGAAAGAGGTGCTAAAGTTCGTGCTATTGAAGAAAAAGGTCAGCAACATAGTCTAGGATTATTAGAGGGTTTACCAAACCACGGTGCTTTATTCAATATGTCCGGTTTTAGATTGCCGGCAATGAAAAATATTCCAACTGCTAAACAGACAAACGACCAGATGGTTAGCCAACAAATGATGGAACAACTACAAGGACAAATTATGTCTATTGGTAGTATGCTCCAACAGTTAATGACTAATGGTTCTGGTGGCGGTGGAGGAACAGCAAGTCATGGTGGTGGATTAGGAAACGGTCAGAGTTATTGGCAAGATATTCATAGTAACTTAACTCCAAATATGAGTACCGCACTAACAAATCTATCAAACCTTATTCAATCACATCAGACGGATAATGGTGTTGGATATGTCACCGGTGGTGTGGTTCATACAGGAATTTATTTACAAAACGCTACAGAATTATTGAGTCAAGTAACCAATATTGACGATATGATGAATGTATTACAACAACTACAATTTGATACAAGCTTAATGGGTCACGATCAGATTGACAATGTTGTAATTCAAATTGAAAATGCCTGGGGTGTTGCATTACAAGAGGTAGATATAAACGGTACTGTTACAGTAACCTATGCTAACGCCAATGCACAGATTGCTTTTGCTGAAGCCTGGGCCAACTCAGCATATGCTGGTGGTGCCACAACCAATTCTTCATCTTCCGGTGCCGGTACTGGTGGAGGTGGTGGAGGCGGAGGTGGCGGAGGCGGAGGTGGTGGAGGTGCTGGCGCTCTATCAGGTATGATGGGTCAAATATTTGGTACCGCACAGCAAACCATGCAAGATATGTGGAAAAGATTGTCAATGCAACAGGAACAAACCGCCACACAAATGCATCAAAAACTTACTCAACAAGGTGATTCCCAAGTTCAAAACCAAGTTAATAAGAATACACAACAAGGCCAAGATATAACACAATCCTTGCAACAAGACGCATCATCATAGAGGAATGAATAAATGACATTTACAGGAAGTGTAACAACGGCAGGTGGTTCAGGCGGTGGCGATCAATACAACGACAACTCTGAAGGTAAAACAACACCACGAAAGTTTAATGTTGATAAAGATGCTCGCGCTATGCAAAACGGCGGCACCTATCCAAACTATTGGAGCCATAAAACAAGATCAGGCCATAATTTTATTATGGATGACTCTGAAGGTAATGAAACTGTAACATTACAACACCGTTCAGGTTCTGCTATTCAAATGCGACCAGATGGTGGTGTTTTATTAACTACACATAACGGTAAATATGAAGTGGTATTAGGTGAAGAAAGAGTTACCATTTCTGGTGCCAAAGATATCACCGTCAAAGGTGATGCTTCTATGCGTGTATATGGTAATAACAATGTTACCGTTCATAAAGATTATAACCTTACTGTTTTAGGTAACTATAATATTACAGCAAAGAATATGAACCGTTCTATTAGAGGAACCATGGATACAGAAGCTAAAACCGTTAATAAGAGAGTTGAAGGTAGTATAACATACAACGCACTAGGTTCACAAACTTATACTTCTTCAGCAGATACTAGCATTGCCTCAACAAAAGGTAAAGTTCAGATGGCGGCCGCTAAGGACTTTGGATTACATGCTCTTGGTTCAAGTAGTAATTTTGTTATGTCATCCAAGGGTAAGATGTATCAGACAAGTTCAAAAGACTATAATGCTACATTCTATACTAGTGATCCAAGTTCTTCAGGCAGTCAGCAAACTACATATTCTATAAATGTGCAAAATCAAAAAGTGAGTAAAAAGATTAATGGTAAAAAACACGAAAAGGTCTCATTAGATGTTAATAACGACTATCAAGGAAATCATACGACACAAATAGCAGAAAACAAAAGTGTCAAAGTAGGCCAAACCAGTTCACATACAGCCGGACAAAACATTGTCCAATCAGCACAGCAAAGTTTCCAAGCAACCGCGCAATCAAACATGGACTTGCGGGCACCTTCCGGTACTGCTACATTTGCTGGAGGAACTACAAACATTAATGCTTTAAGTGGTATGCTTGGTATTGCAGGATCTGTCGGTGTTAGTTTGGATTCTCTGGGTTCTATGCTTAACCTTAATGGTGGAATTGCACAGATTGCACAGTCATTGGGATTAAGTTCAATATTCAATCTACTTAGTGGTGATGAAGCGGAATCTCCTCCTCAGTTACAAGGAAAAAATGCAGAACAACCACAGGCCGAACAAGATGCATCTGGTGAAATTGATAGTTGGTTGTGAGCTAAATAAGGAAAGCATTAAAGGACTATCATGGCCATCACTCCATTCGTAAATAGAGAACCAGATTATTCCGATTTGGATCTTGATTTTGTTATGAATCCATCTACAGGTGACGTTAATATATTAACCGGTACACAGGATATAAAAAGGTCGGTCCGAAACCTTATTCTAACCAATTTCTATGAGAGAAAATTTGCTTCATATATTGGTTCGGATACCAATGCTCTATTGTTTGATTTGGTTACACCACTAACTGCGGTATACTTACAGAATGCCATTATAGCAGTTATAAATAACTTTGAACCGAGAGTTAGTTTACAGAATGTTAATGTGGTAGGTGATCCTGACAATTATGGTTTTAATGTTACAATACAGTATATCATATTAAATAGAGATTTACCAATAACATCAACATTATTTCTAGAGAGAATACGATAGATGGCAACGTCCAATAATTCATTAAGAGTTACAGAATTAGATTTTAATACTATTAAGAACAATCTTGTAACTTTCCTACAAAACCAGGACACTTTTCAGGACTATAATTTCCAAGGTTCTGGTCTTTCTGTTCTATTGGATATTCTAGCTTATAATACTTATTATAATTCTTTTTATATGAATATGATTGCTAACGAGGCATTTCTAGATACAGCTCAAGACCGTAAAAACATTCTATCTCATGCCAAGACAATTAACTATATTCCATCCAGTGCAAGAGGTCCAGAGGCTCTAGTTAATGTAAAGGTAACACCTTCTTTTGGTGAAGATCAAAACACCAACTACATTATTCTAGATCAATATACCAGAATTATGGGTTCTGATATTAATGGTACTAACTATCCATTTGTGACTATTAATGCCAACAGTGCTTATAAGTCAAATGGATCATTTTACTTTCCTAATGTTTATATCAAACAAGGTGAGGTAATAACTCACCAGTTTGCGGTAAATTCTAATAATTCTACTGTAAGTTATCAAATTCCTTCTTCAAATGTTGATACTTCTACATTGATTGTCACGGTTCAAGAATCCTCGACTAATACTATGACAACGCAATATTTTTTATATGACGATATTACACAGGTTCAATCCAACACCGCAGTATATTATATAGAAGAAAATCAAGATTTAAACTATACCATTTACTTTGGTGACAATGTTTTAGGAAAAAAACCAGCAAATGGTAACATTGTTATTGTAACTTATCTTGATACCGTAGGAGCAATATCAAATGGCATTACAAAATTTGCCTTTACCGACCCTATTGCAAGTTTATATAGAAACAATGTAAAAATACAAACAATTACAGGTGCCTACGGTGGTACTGATAAAGAAGATTTGGAATCAATAAGATTCCGTGCACCATTCTTTTATACTACACAAAATCGTGCCATCACCCAGAGTGACTACGAAAGTTTGATTCTAAAGAAATATCCATATATTCAGGCTGTTTCTGTTTGGGGTGGCGAGCAAAATGACCCAGTGGTTTATGGATCAGTGTTTATTTCACTGAAAACACAAGGTTATTACGCATTAACTCAGCTTGAAAAGCAAAACATTATTAATGATCTAACAAATGGTATATCAGTTCTAACCGTAACACCACAAATTGTTGATCCAAATTATTGCTTTCTATTGATAAACGGTAAAGTTACCTACAATCCAAACCTTACAACAAATACATCAACACAGATAGAAGAATCTATTTTCAATTCTATCAATTCTTATCAAAATGATAAACTCAATACATTCCAATCAATATATAAGTTATCAAAACTTCAACAATATATTGAATCATCTGACGCATCTATTACAGGTAGTGACATATATGTTTATCTACAGAGCCGAGTGACGATGATGCCTGGTGTCAACAGAAATTATGTTATTAATTATTCCACACCTATTAGAAAAGGTGACCTTGTTGAAAAAATGTTTACTTATCCTCAGGTTACCGTTCTAGATAGCACTAATACACCACAAAATGTATTCTTTGAAGAGGTAGTAAATTCTTCAACTGGTGTCAGTTCAATTGTTGTTCAGAACAAAGGAACAGGTTATACCAGCCCTCCGACTATTATTATTGAAGGTGATGGTACCGGTGCAACAGCCACCGCGTCTTTAGTTAACGGACAAATTACAGGAATTACAATAACAAATGCCGGGTATAACTATACCAGAGCAAGTGTGGTTATCAATGGTGTTGGTGTTGGTGCCACAGCAGAAGCACTTGTTCAAGGTAATTATGGAACAGTTAGGTCTTATTATTATCAATCAAACGGCCAAAAGATTGTTGTTAATCCTACAGCAGGAACAATTGACTACGTTAATGGTATTGTTACATTGACATCTCTAAACGTAAGTTCAGTCGTTACAAACTCTATATACAATGAAAACATCTTGACTGTGAATGTTCCACCGGAAAATGAAATCATCTCACCGGTAAGAAATTTAATTTTTTCCGTTGACATGAACAATCCTCAAAGTATTCAATTAACTTTGACTGAAGGATTATAATGACAACTTATAATAAAACATCATATCTAATTGCATCTCAGCTTCCACAGTTTGTTAGATCAGATCATCCAAAGTTCATTCAGTTCCTTGAAGCATACTATCAGTTTATGGAACAAGAAGGTCAACTAACGGACACGACAAAAAACTTTTTAAATAATTTAAACATTGATGAGGCTGATCCTAAATTTCAAAGATTGATTTTTAATAACTTTTTGGCACTGCTGAATAAGAACATTGCTGCCGATGAAAAACTGGTTTTAAAGTATGCAAAAGATTTTTATCGCGCTAAAGGTACAGAAAAAGCAGTAAAGTTTTTAGCTAGAATCCTTTATGATAAAGAAATTAGTATTTACTATCCTAAGAACGATGTTTTAAAAGTTTCTGATGGTAAATGGTATATTGATAAGTCACTTAAAGTTACCAACATTCAAGTTGACAATGTTGCCAATTCAATAGCATTACAAAACTTTCAAAATCATAAAATTATAGGTGCATCATCAAATGCATCGGCCACAGTTGAAACTGTAGATGTTTATTATGATAAAGGTGACTTTGTTGTTGAATTACATATATCTGGAATAGTAGGTCAATTTCAAAGTAACGAATCAATTTATACCTATTATACCGAGCAAGGTATTGATAAGTATCTAACAGCAAATATCTATTCAGGTATCATATATCAAACACATATTACCAATCCAGGCACAAGATACATAAAAGGAACTACAGTTCCTCTAGTAGCCAATACAGGTCGTAATGCTGAAATTAAAATTAATAAAGTTAGCACCGGTTCTTTAAGTGCGGTTGGTGTAACGTATGGTGGTGCTGGATTTGAGGTAGATGATCCTATTCTTGCTACTACTGTCTATGGTGGTGGAGGATTTGGAGCAAACGCAGCAGTTCTAACAGTAGATACGAGCGAAACATATCATCCTAATACTTATAGTGTTGTAGGATCTATAATAGGTCTAGAAGCTAACACCGTTTTAGGATCAATTTATCCTACATTAAATGGTGCAAACGCCAACACTGTTATGGCAAATTCCTATACTTATTGGGTATACGGTAATTGTGGTCCTATACTTTCTGCTGTAGTTATTGATGGCGGCCAAGACTATAACTTAGTACCTGCATTGTCAGCACAAGGTAATACCTTAATTCGTTCTCTTAATATGATTGGTCGTGTTGAGGTCAATCATGGTGGTCTAAACTATAGTATAGGTGATTACATAGAATTTAAAAACCCATTGGGTACATACGGTACTGGTGCTATAGCATATGTTTCTAACGTAGCATCAAATGGTGCTATTACCGGTGTTAAAATAGGACAGATGCCTGGTCATATGCCAGGTGGTGAAGGTTACGATCCAAACAAACCACCTATAATAAATGTTGTTAGCACCTCAGGTGCCGGCGCCAATTTATATATTTCATCATTTTTAGCCGGCGGTGATAAATTACAAGGTCTAACCACATCAATTGGTGCAATTCAAGAACTTATAATCTTATCAGGTGGTACAGGTTATTTGACACCACCACTTCTAGATTTTACAGGAATTGGCGATGGTACAGCAAACGGATATGTTGATGTTGCTAAAGTTCTTTATATCTATCCAGGAAAATATTTAAATGATGATGGTAAATTAAGTTCTTACAAATTCATTGAAGATAGAGACTATTATCAAAACTATTCTTACGTTGTGAAGATTTCCGAATCTATCAGTGATTATAGAAACTCATTGTTACAGTTGACTCACCCTGTTGGAACAAAGATGTGGGGTGAATATGACTATACAAATGATGTCATTATTAATCAACCTATATTAGCATCACAAACTGAATTAGAACTATTCTTTATTGAATCATATCAGATTAATTACAAAAATGCACGGTATTCATACATAAACACTCCATCTAATGTAAAATTTACTCCTGTATCATTTGTTACGCCGTTTAAAGCAAATACTACAGCATCTTCTGGTTCATATTCATCAAATAATTCCAATATTACTATTACTTTGACAAACCATGGATATACTAACAATAGCTATGTATACCTATCTTTCTATACAAATGCTACATCAAACATTGTGGATGGAATCTATACGATAAATTATATTAATAACAATACTTTCCGTGTTAATAATCCAAACACAACAAACTTAGTTGTAGGTTCTTGCTATATCTGGAATCCTTTGATATCTATAAATTCAAATGCAACTTATAGCATTGCTGCCGGTAGTAATGTTTATATCAACTTTGATGGTACGGACTTACTTGAAGCAAACGGTTACTATTCAATTATAACATCTTCAAATACATATTTCACTATTCTTGATAAGTTCTTACCATTTGCTATTGAGACTTCCGGAAATCTAACAGTTCATACTGGATACAACTACGTTTCTGCTAACCAAAATGGATTTGCAGCTAACGATTATGTTTATGTTACCTTTAGTTCTAACATAACTTCCAATCAAACAAATGCTTATTATCAAGTTCTTTCAACACCTGATGCTAATACATTTGAGATTCTTGGAAAAACACCAATATTATCAGCAAATGCTTCAGGACAAATATATACACAGTCTTTGTTGCTTACTTCAAACAATCATATGCTTGGTAATACCGAAAACGCTCAGATTTGGTTTACCTCAGGTAATTTAGCCAATACACCTAACGGAGTTTATACAGCAAGTGTTGTTGATGGAAACACCTTTACCATAAGACTTAATGGTAATACATATGTTACATCTAATGGATCGGCTGTAATACTTTCAAACAATACTTATTTCTACATCTATCAGGTAGATCACACTTATTATGAAGGTGGTGCTAATGTATATGTTGAATTTACCAGCGGTGACTATAATATTGTTTCAAACGGAATTTATACCATTTCTGATATTATTGATCCAAATCGTTATAGTATCTTTATGAATAATATAAATATTTCTAAATCGGATATAATCACATTCTATACACCTATACAAAATAAAGGTAATGTTACTGTGGATATTGTTCCGCCACAACCTATATAAATAAGTAGAATTAATATAAGAGGATTGACTTGACTTCTAAATATACAAAAGACCTGCAAATTTTTAATGCACAGCAGTTTAGAAATTCTTTATCTAATCCAGCATATGCAAACGTCTACTTTACCTTTGGTCAAGTTACTCCTTGGCCAATAGAGCAGGTTCCTGCCGATACAAGTACCAGTAATGAGAATTACTATTCTGTGTGGAAAAAGATGATTGGTGCAAAAAGAATAACCGGTAACGATGTTAAGAATGTCATTCCTCGTTATAACTGGACTGCAAATACTGTTTATAATGCTTATGATAGTTCCATAGATTCCTTAGATATGATGCAATATCCATTCTATGTTGTGACGACAGATTGGAATGTTTATAAATGTCTTTCCAATAACTATGGTGCTGTGTCAATGGCACAGCCTACATCAACCGCTACCATTTCTGATTTCCAAACAACAGACGGTTATATATGGAAATACATGTATACCATTAGTACCGCAGATTCTTTAAATTATACAACAAACGATTTTATTCCTGTTAAAACTCTTACATTAAATGATGGATCATCACAATGGTTGGTACAAGATTATGCCACAGCCGGATCTATAGATATTATAAACTTAACTAATTTTGGTAGTGGATATACATCTAATGACGTTTCAGTTATTATAACAGGAGATGGATCAGAGGCTAATGCTTTTGCTCAGGTGAACACGACAACCGGTATGATTACTTCCATTATTGTTGATAATAGAGGTACAAATTATACCTATGCCAATGTGAATATATATCAGGCAAATTCTGTTGGTTCGGGTGCCACAGCAAAAGCAATGATAAGTCCACCTGGCGGTCATGGTTCGGATCCACTTAATGAATTAGGTGGTTCGTATTTGCTGTTAAACCTTGAACTAAAATCTGATGAGTCCGGTATTTTACTTGATACCAACAAATACAGACAGATTGGTATAATTAGTAATCCTACTCTTTATGCTACAACTGTTCCTGTATCAGATACAGTTGTATCTCAGCTAACAGTTATCACATTAAACGGAACTTCCGCAAACTACATTGAAAATGAGTATGTATATCAAGGTTCTTCTTTGGCTAATGCTAATTTCTATGGTATCGTAGCACAATGGGATTCACCAAACAATATTATAAAACTAACAAACGTTCAAGGAACTCCGAGTTCCGACCTTTTAGTTGGTAAGAAAAGTACCGCAGCAAGGTTCTTACAAAGCATTAAAACTCCTGCTATGCAGATATATTCCGGGCAATTACTATATATAAATAACATAACACCAATAGCAAGATCAATTGATCAAACTGAATCATTCAAAATAGTTTTGACTTTTTAAAGGGTAAAAAATGGCAACTTGTTCACCTATAGACACTTCTTATGCAAATTCATCATCATCAAATGCTGATGTTAGTATAGCAAATACTCTTGTTGTACCAGCAGCAACGACCGTTTCTCCTTATTATGATGATTTTACTGAGTCTAAGAATTTCCATAGAATCCTTTTTAGACCTGGCTACGCCGTTCAGGCAAGAGAATTAACTCAAATTCAAACTATTTTACAGAATCAAATTGAAAGATTTGGACGCAACATATTTGTTAATGGTTCGTCGGTACTTGGTGGTAAACTAAGCATTACCAATACCATTAACCTCAATGTCAATCCATCATATGCTAATAGTATTGTTGACATAACTCAATTTAAAAATCAGACTATTATTCTAAGTTCTGGTAACACTGATGTTATGGCGAGAGTAGTTCAGACGATTCCATCAACAAACAATACACCAGCAGCAATTGCTATTAAGTATTTAACAGGTAAAGAGTTTGATCCTGGTGCTACCATTATGACTTATCCTGGTAATGTTAGAGCTAATTTGGTGTCAACATCAAATGTTTCTTCTAACGGAACCATTGCGTTTATCAATGATAGTGTTTACTTTATGGATGGATTCTTTATTAAAGTTCCATCACAGTCTATTGTTCTATCATCATTTGATTCTAAAGCAAATGCTCTTGTAGGTTTACAATATGTAGACAGTGTAGTAACAGAAACCTCCGATACATCGTTGCTAGATCCTGCATTAGAGGCTTCAAACTACCAAGCACCTGGTGCTGCACGTTATCAGGTATTCCTTAATCTAACTACAAGAAATCTAGGAAGTTTTGACAAAGAAAAGTTTATTCAGATCGCAAGAGTGGAACGAGGTGTTATTAAAGACCTAGTTACAACACCTCTTTATTCTCAAATTGAAGATGAGATGGCAAGAAGAACATATGATGAGGCCGGTAACTATATTGTAAATCCATTCATGCTATCAATTACCAATTCTACTGTAGATCCTGGCAATAATTATACCTTAAACTTCAGTGCTGGTAAAGCATATCTTTACGGTTATAAGGTTAGTAACCGAACAGAAACACAAATTGAAATACCAGCGGCAAGAACAACTTTTCCTATATCTAACTACAATTTAAATATTAATTATGGTAACTATCTTATTGTAAATCAACTTAAAGGCGCTTTTGATACAGCAGGTATGGGTATTGTTGACATACACTGTGTTGTAGCAAACGCAGTAAATTATGCCAATACAACTACATATAATTCTACAAAAATTGGTACAGCAAGAATCCGTGATATTAACTTTTATGGAACTCCTGATACGAATACAATTAACAGAATGTATGAGTTCTATTTCTTTAATAATCAGTTTAATACAGTTGTTGCTAATGCCACAGCATTAAGCACAAATACTTTACAGATTATTGCTAATAGTCCATCTCTAAGTTCTATTTCAGAAGCATATCAAGGTGCCACACTTACAGTTCTTAATGGTCCATCAACTGGTACTCAAGCCACTATTACTGATTATACCAATAAGACTATTTCTCTTGATACTAATTTATATCAAAATACTAATACAAGCACCCAGTTTTCTATATCATTTAATATGTCCGCGGTTAATTCTTTTGTTTCAAATACCAAGTATGCAAATGCTACTTATAATGCCTCTGCTAGTGTAAGTCCTATTGATAAAAATACCTCTAGTGCATATTATACTACTATAGTTAATGAACCTTCTTTACGTAAGGCATTTTTCTCATATCCACAATCTTACGTTGCCCCAGGTATTACACCTGTAGGATATACTTATCGCAGAGTTTATAACAGCATAAACTTTACAGGTGGATCATCCGTAGTTATTACAGCATCGGATGGTGAGAACTTTGCAGGTTCAACAGCAACCGAATCCTATGATTTGAATGTAATGGAAAACTTTATGGTTATCGTTACAAATGCTGGAACAAGTTCTAGAAATGTAGGTGATCAGGTTGCTGTAACAAGTGTTGTTACAACTTCAACACCAGAACAGGTAACCTTATATACGGGTGCTAATTCAGAAAGTTTTACAGCTACAGTTTATGCTGTCGTCAATGCAACTAATGATGCGGTACATCCTCGTGTTAAGACATTACATATTGCCAATACAACTGTATTTTCTTCTAGTGCACCAACTGCAACGTTTAATAATTCCACAGGATCTAACACTTTTGTTTATTTAAATGATTCTCAGGTTGTTATTCAAAACTTTTCACCAACACAACCTGAAAGTTTGTTTGTTTCTGATGTTGCTCAAGTTATAGCAGTATATCAATCACCTACTGCACCTACGGCTGGCATGAGTTTAAGTGGTTTAAACAACATTACAACTCATTTCATTTTAGATAGAGGACAGCAGCTTGAATATTATGATCATGCATCATTACAATTAAAACCTGGTTTTGCAAATCCTACTGGTTATTTGATTATTTGCCTTCGTTATTATTCTTCAGGTTCTGACGTTGGTTATTTTAGTATAGACTCTTATCCTTACCTAACTAATACTGTTTATGAAAAAGGAAGTTCTATAGGAACCGGATATACTATTATACCTAAGGTTTCGGGAATAAAACTTGCAGATACTATTGACTTTAGACCTGTCAGACCAAATGCATCAAACAACAGTAATTGGTCGTTTACAAGTGCAAGAACACCACTTGCGGTTACTAACTTTTTATCCAGTTATTCTTATTATTTACCAAGATATGATCTTGTCTATATGACATTGAATAATCCTCTTACCTTGGCTATGGGAACTCCTAATCAGACACCAAATTTCCCAAATCAGCCACATAGGTCTATGCTTCTTTATAAACTTCGTGTATTACCTTATACTACTGATATTAATTCAATCATTGTTGAAACTATAGATCATAGAAGATATACTATGGAAGATGTTTCTAAAATTGATCAAAGGTTGAAAAATATTGAATATAGTGTTTCACTAAATGCATTACAAGCAAGTGCAACCTCTCTTTCAATTAAAGATGCCAATGGATTAGAAAGAACAAAATACGGAATATTTGCAGAAGATTTTACCAGTTTTCTGTTATCCGACACAACATCATCAGATTTTAATTGTGCTTTAGATATTGCAGGAACATTTGTTCCTGGTGGAGGAGCCCTTTTACCTGTTAATAATAAAAATTATTTGAATATTACTGCTAACAGTGCGGAAACAGAACATGTTTCGGTTGGTGACAACTGGGCAACACTAGCATATATCACAGTTCCTGCTATTTCACAAAACGTAGCATCTAAATCAGTATCAATTGCTCCATATTTGTTTGCTGAATTTACAGGACAAATTATTACTGTTCCGGAGAGCGAACAGTTCTATGATATCACTACTGTTGCTCCTACTATTATTACTATACCTAATCCACCGCCACCACCAAGGCCACCAAGTCCTACTCCTTATCCAACACCAAATCCATCACCAGGACCATATCCGAGTCCGCCGCCACAGGTTACTGTGAATAAACTTGTGCTTAATTATTGCACACCAATTAATCAAGGATTAAATACTCTAACATGGTGTTCAGCAAATCAAAACTGGTTATGCAAAGCGACCGGTATATTGGGTCAAAGTCCTGGTCAAGTTCAGGTCAAGAAAAATGCTTGTGGTCAGGCAACTGCTACAGGTATGAACTGTTCTCAGCTGTATAATCTTGTTAATCAAGGAATTAAGACCAGTGGATATCCATGTGCAAGCACAAAAGGTGTTGCATCATCTGCAATGATTTGTAATGTATATAATATTTATGTTAATGGTCTAAATCGTCCACCAGATTTAGCAGGAATTGAATATTGGTCAATGATGGCAACAATTAATAATTGGTGTAATGTAAAATTACATAATGCTATGGGTTGTGCTGCTTGGAGTGACGGTGAGTTAAGTGTATCAGGACATGCCGGCGGTGTTAATCTTGTTCCTACAAATACTCTGAATAATAATGGTGTTCTTCAAAGTATTGTTCCAGGTACTATTACAACAATTCAAGGTCCTAACATTAATACAAATGGAGTTAATGGATATAGTGTAGTAGGAACTCCGGGTAGATGTAGCACAACAACAACTGCTACACCAGGTACAAGTCTTATTACTACATCAACTTGTTCTATCACAGACTTCTATGGAACTATTCTAGGCAGAACTCCTGATCCAGGTGGCCTTGCTTATTGGCAAAACCAATTAAATTCTGCATCATGTAAAACAGCAGAACTAGCTTCGATTAAAGATGCCTTTCTTGCAAGTCCGGAGAATCAACAGAATATTGCCAATAAACGAATTAATACATCATGCAATGCTACAGGTGCTTATGATAATCCTGCTTGGCCTAACGGTGGTTCTTCACCTACAGGTGGAATAGCTTAGTATGGATAGATGATATAAATAAAGTAAAGTAATATTGAAAAATAACGATTATTTAAAAAGGAAATTGTAAATGGCTTGTTCAGTTGAAGGTCCAATAGCATACACTTTACCGGCAATTTCACCGGTATGTGGCACAGGAACAGGAACTTCTTTAGGTAATATTACTCAATCTGGAGTAGTTTTACAACCTGGTCAGTCAATTGTTTCGCACCCACTTGCTGAACAATCTTCTCTAAATAATACAATAAAACCTGGAACAGTTAGTGAAGTTAATTATACTCCTAGTCAGACATCAACAGTTGGTACACAGTCAGCAAGTATAAATTATGTTAAGGACTTCCAAGTTTCCAATTATATGAGAAGGCAAGAAATTGACTTTTTCTCATATAACATTAGACCAAATAGAAGAATTTATCCATTTTTTAGTGGTGTTGATATTACAAAGATTATTCAAAGACCAAACGTCATTGAAGTGGATAACAACTCAACATTTCTTAGTTTGTTACCAAGAACAACTGCTTCTTTATCTATATTGAATAATGTTAATCCTTTAATTAATGTTACATCATTGTTATCAGGATCATCAAATACAGCATTACCGTTCAGTGGTAATTTAGAGGCACTTTTAATATCAAGAGGTGTTCCTGCTAACTTGATTCCTCCTGGAGCTAATAACCAGCAATTACAACTTTCTCTTGAAAATGCTTCAAATACCGCCTATATTTTAAGTCAAATAGCAGCAAGTGTGCCTGCATCTATTCAAGGTCAAATTGACACATCTGCTGAAATGATTTCTATTGGTGGCGGCCAAGCATTTGTCTATTTTACTGAAACAACATCTAGTGGAACAACTCGTCTTTATATTTCCGATATTTTCAATGTTAGTAATACTACCAATTCCCTTAGTGGTTATTCAGTTGCTACGGTAATTGCACCAGGTAATACTATTGTTGGCCTGACAAGTGGAAGTATTGCTAATATCGTTTCTTACCAACATTTTAGTGGTCCAGCAGGTAGTATGCCTAGCGTGTTTTTATCTAAAGGTGTAATAGGAGTTTCTCCACTACCAAATACAAGCAATCCACAAATATATAATGCTGCAAAAACACTAATATCACTTTCACCAGATGCTTCAACAGTGGATGGATCTTATGTTGGTAATACTATTACGTTTTTAAACGGAAGTGTACCAGGTGAAACAGCAAATATTATATCATATAACGGTGCATCTAGAACCGCAAATGTATATCCACCTATATACAGTTTTAGTGGTGTCGGTCCTGGAACAGCAGTTTATTATTCCATAGGTGATAAAAGAGTACCTTATGAAGTAGGTTCTTCTAATAATCCTGATGTTGGTTGGTATACAACTACTTCTGGGTTCTTTGGTGGAACAATATATCTTCCAGGTCCTCAGATCACATCACAATATCAGTTTATGACAGGAAATAAGCTATTCCAGATTACTGATGATAGATATAATCAAACTTCTGATTCCACAACATCATCTCAATATATCTATGTTTCAAATGGACTTACTATTTCAGAAGGTCAGATTATCATTAATGGACCTGGTGCTAATACTATATTGTCTGGAGGTGGATCAACTGGTGTAACTTGCACACCTGCACCTGCTTTGCTTCCTCCTGTTGTAGTTGGTGGTCCTATTACTGCAAATGCCGCACCTTCAAATATACAACCAAATAGAGTGAGCTGTCCTTTAGCACAATCGTTCTTTGTTTCTGATGTTGAATATCCATCTGGAATATTTGTTCCTTATGTTGACATATTCTTCCAGAGTATTGGTAATCTACCAGTTGAATTACAAATCAGACCGTTGACGAATGGATTTCCAGATACCGTTAATATTATACCAAATGCTGTTGCAGTTGTTGAAGCCGGTGAAGTTAATGTTTCTCAATTCCCAGATGCAAATAATCCTACAACATATACAAGATTTACATTCAATCAACCAATTTATTTGTTACCTGGTGTAGATTATGCTTTGGTACTTTCATCAAATGATCTAGATTATAGTGTGTGGGTGGCTGAACTTGGTGAAACAGTCATTGGTTCCAATAACACAGTTTCTATTTCATCATTCTCAGGAAACTTATTTAGATCAGACAATTCTGTAACATATGATTCCGTTTTGTCAGAACAACTTATGTATACCATACATAAATGTTGCTTCGTTTCTCAAGGAACATTGGTATTTGAAAATCCGATTGCACCAAATTGGCAAAATTTACAATTATTAACTACAAAATATGCCAATACTGTGTTTGATGCGTTCTCTTTACAGTCTGATATGGTTCAACCAGCAGGCACATTAACATCATATAGTTATAGAGCAACAACTTGGTCGAACAACAATATTGATTCCACTTTCACAAACTTTGTACCGGAAGTTATGACATTGTTCCCTACAAGGAAAATTTATACTAGCGCGCAGTATCCTATTACTACGTTCCAAGTTAAAATGGAATTAACAACATCTTCAGCAGACGTTTCACCAATGGTGTATATGAATAAACAAAATATTCTCACATATAATATGATGATTAATTCTGCTGGATTGTATCCACAAAACTTCTTAATAGAAAATGTAGGTAATAATTATACAAGTCAAAATACATCTGTTACAATTTCTGCAAATGTCGGACAAGGTGCCAATGGTGGTATCGTTACACTTTGGGGTGCCAATGGAGATACCGGTACAGTTGAAGGAATATACACCGATAGTAATGGATTTGGATATTTTGAAGATATTGAAGTTACTATTAGTTCAACAGATGTTGGTGTATCAAATGCTGTTGTAACAGTTCCGGGTGAAACAGGTACTTCAGGCGGTCCTGCTCCTGTTAGATATATTTCTAAGACAGTTACTCTTGCACCAGGTTTCAATGCAGGAGACCTTCAAGTTTATCTAACTGCTACTAAACCTGTAGGTTCTTGGATTGAAGTTTATTATAAAGTTCTCAATCAGTATGACCCAGATGATATCTCTAAAAAGAACTGGGTAAGGATGCAAGAAGTACCAAGTTCAAATGGTGTTTATGCTTATTCAATTGGATCAAGCCAGATAGAACTTCAGTATGTACCTTCATTTACATCAAACACTATTACATATTCAACAAGCACCGCAACATACAACGATTTTAGTCAATTTAAAATTAAGATTGTTTTAGCCTCAAATGATACAGTATTAACTAAAATTCCGTTTGTATATAATATGCGTGCCATTGCATTACCGGGGACAATATAATGAGATATGCTAAGATTGATGGAAGACCTGATTTAGTTAAAGATTTGCAAAGTGGTGCTATTCTTAACATCGTTAAAGAACAGGATGATGAATATAAACGCCAGTCTGCTCTTATAAATAACACTAAGCAGGCTCAGAAAGATATTTCGGAACTCAAAGAAAAACTTAGTGACTTTGACAATATGAAAAATGAGTTGACAGAAATAAAATCATTGTTAAAGGAACTGGTTAGTAAATGACAGTCATAGCAAACGTTTCACTACAAGATACATTTTTTAAATGGATGGTTATAACTAATCAGACCGTAGGTGCTGTTAATGATTTAGAGACTAACAATTTAGCATACTTTACATCCAATACACAATCTTTGTTGATTTCTCCAAGCGTTGTTAAAAATGGAACAGTTTATATTGATACAAATTTGTCTATGGATCCAACTGATGTATCAATTACCAATATTGCTTCCGCAAACCTGGTAAATCTTGTTTATAGCAATCTTTCCAGCTATATTAATAGTGATTCTCTTTTTACAAATACTTTAAACACTTTTGCATATGGTGTTGCATCTAATACAAACTCTGCTTTTACAACTGCTAATGCTGCTTATATAACTACTAATGCATCTTTTAATTTTGCCAATAGTGTAAATACTTATGCTTATGCTGTGGCTGATATAACAAATTCTTCTTATAATACTGTTAATTCATCATATGTTGTAGTTAATAGTGCTTTTGGTGTCGCTAATGCCGCATTTGGATCCGTTAATACAGTAGGCGGATATGCCAATTCTGTAGGTATTGTGGTTAATGCGGCATTTGGATCAGTTAATACAGTTGGTGCTGTAGTAAATAGTACCTTTGCTGTCGCTAATGCCGGATTTGGTTTTGCTAATGGTGTATCAGTAAACGTTACATCCGCTTATAGTTCAGTAAACTCCAATTGGTCGGTAACAAACTCTGCTTATACTTTCGCTAATGGTGTTTCCACCAACACTACCGCAGCATTTGGTTTCGCTAATGGTGTTTCTACCAACACTACCGCAGCATTTGGTTTCGCTAATGGTGTTGCTGTTAATACAACCGCTGCATTTTTAGCAGCAAATAATGCTTTAGGACAAATATCAATACTTGCCGGTAATGCTTCTTCTAATATTGCTAATCTACAAAATAATCTTTCATTAGTCAATACTTCTTGGTTGGTAGCAAATGCAGCATATGGTACTGCTAACGGTGCTTTTTCTGTTCTTAATACTGCTTTTGGTGTAACAAACTCTGCTTATACTTTCGCTAATGGTGTTTCTACCAACACTACCGCAGCATTTACCGTTGCCAATTCAGCATTTGGTTTTGCTAATGGTGTAGCAATAAATGCAACAGCCGCATTTGCTGCGGCCAATAACGTAGCACCACAGGTTACTCCTGCATTTAATACCGCTAATTCAGGTTGGATTGCTGCTAACCAGGCCGGTGTAATTGCTAATGCAGCATTTGGTTTCGCTAATGGTGTTTCCACCAACACTACCGCAGCATTTGGTTTCGCTAATGGTGTATCAGTAAACGTTACATCCGCTTATAGTTCAGTAAACTCCAATTGGTCGGTAACAAACTCTGCGTTTAATTTAGCAAATACAGTAAACACTTATGCTTATGCTTCAAACACGTATCTAACATTATATGCTAATAATATAGGTGTGTATGCCAATACATGGGCTAACGGATTGTTTAATACCGTTAATACCTATGCATATTCTACCAATACATATTTGACATTATATGCCAATTCAATAGGTGTATATGCAAATAACTGGGCCAATACTATTGTAGGTTCGGTATTTGGTGTCGCTAATGCCGCCTTTGGTGCTGCTAATAATGTGGCACCACAGGTTACTCCTGCATTTAATACTGCCAATGCTGCCTTTGGTGTCGCTAATGCCGCCTTTGGTGCTGCTAATAATGTGGCACCACAGGTTACTCCTGCATTTAATACTGCCAATGCTGCTTACAATCAAGCAAATGCTGATTATACATTGGCAGTTGCGGCCTTTAATAAGGCAAACACCGCAGCATCAGCCACTAGTGCTACTTCAGGAACATTAACATACGGTTCAACCATCAATTGGAATATTTCACAATATCAGATTGCTACTGTTACATTATCAGGAAATGCTACAATGGCAGCACCAACAAGTATGTTGATAGGAACATATATTTTACATGTTTATCAAGATGCAACAGGAAATAGAACACTTACATGGAATAGCGTATTTAAATGGCCTTCTGGTTTTACACCAACACTAACAACAAGTGCAAACGCACATGATGTATTTTCTTTTGTGAGTGATGGAACAAATATGTATGGATCATATATGTTTAATCTTTCTTAAAATAGGAATTAAAAATGTTTGTAACACCTATTTTAATACCATCCAAAGTTGTAAATGTCAGTTCTGGAAATAACATAAACATATATTCTCAAGCAGGTAATCCATCTTATCCTTTATATGTTTATGCATTTGTCAATGGTAATATAGGTTCTTCAAATTCAACTCCTGCATTAAGAACAGGAACCGGATGGCAACCCGGAGCCGCAGTTTTTATCAAAAATAATGCAACGATAAGTGGAGGGCCAGGAAGTCCCGGTCCTACAGGGAATACAGGAACTCCAGGTTCTATAGGATCTACCGGCACTACAGGAACACCCGGAACTCCATCATATAGCACACCACCAACAGCAGGACCGGGTTCACCGGGATATACAGGATCAACAGGATCTACTGGTTCTCCTGGTGTTTCTTGCTCTGTATATTATCGCCTTCAAGGCGGAGGTGGAGCAGGAGGATCTTCAGGATACGCATATTATTTTCTTTTCGGTAATGAATATGACACATATATTAGTTCGCCTACTGCCGGTTCTTCTGGTGGAACAGGTGATCCTGGTTGTCCAGGAGGTTCAGGCGGTCCAGGCGGCACAGGTGGTCCTGGATATTATTCTTTCGGATCTACAGGATATCCAGGTGGCCCAGGTGGTACTGGAGGACCGGGTGGTACAGGAACAGCAGGTGGGCCAGGAGGTACCGGAGGAACCGGTTCTATTGGCGGATCATCTTTAAAAGTTGATAATGTTTCAAATGTTTTATATTATCTTAATAACACTGGTTCAATTGTAGGTGGTCCTGGCGGACCCGGAGGCCCGGCCGGCCCAGGTGGTCCTGGTGGTCCCGCCGGCCCAGGTGGTCCTGGTGGGCCAGGTGGCAACGGAGGTCCTGGAGGATTAGGAGGCCCAGGTGGTCCAGGTGGACCAGGTGGTCCTGGCGGGCCAGGTGGTCCTGGAAGTCCTGGTAAATCAGGTGGTGGTGGTGGAGGTGGAGCAGGATCTAGCGCCGCTACCAGTCCTACTTATGGAAATCCTTATGGGACGGACTCAGCAACAGGCGGTGGCGGCGGCGGCGGTCAAGGTCGAGGCGGCGGAGGAGGAAATTTTGGTGGGCCAGGAGGATCCGCAGGTACAGCATATTATGGAGTTCCCAACACCGTTCAACCATCAGTTACTTATTCTAAAATGGGTAGTCCAGGATCTCCCGGTGGTGTAAATTTCAACGGTCCCGGTGGAACTGGCGCTGGAGGTGCCGGTGCACCTGGAGGTACCGGCGGTGTCATAGGATCAGCAGGATCAGCAGGTAGCACTGGATACAGCGGTTGTAGTTTGTGGAGAACACAGGGGGGTTCTAGCGGCGGGCCGGCAGGATCACCAGGTGCTTACGGCCCACAAGGACCGACAGGACCTTCAGGATCACCTGGTACACCAGCACCTAATTATCCATATCCAGGACCACAAGGACCGACAGGACCTACCGGACCAACAGGGCCCGCAGGTACAGCAGGATCACCAGGACCAGCAGGATCACCAGGTACATCAGGTCCACAAGGATATTCTATATGTGGTGCAAGCTATATAAAAGTTAATAATTCAGGATCTATTTCAGGTCCACAAAATTAATTAAAGAGGATAAAATGACCGAGATTTCTATAAATTATAGAGTCATAAGTATAGACACTAAAGAACATTCAATGACTGTAAGATATTTTACTGATAAAGTAACAGAAGATATGCTTGCAACAACTATTGATGATTCTGGAAAAGTCATAAGAAATTCCGACGGATCACCCATTAGTTGCCGAACAGATTATTATATCAATGTTTTTGAAACTCCATCACCAGATCAAAATACAATATTAGGTATGATAAAAAGTTCAGCACCATCAGAATGGCTTTATATGCAAGAAGCAATACTTGATTCAAATGTTGATACTAGTATGACAAATGTAATTCCATTATTGAATACAACAGGATCACTTGTAAAAACTGTGCATATTCCAGTTTACTTAGATAGTTCAAATATTACTATATCAACTGCAAACACTTGATGAAGGATAACTAAATTATGCTTAATTATGATACACTATTCAACAATCCATCCGAAAGAAGAAGAATAACTTATTCACATGTTTGGTGGGATGATGCTTTTACTGAAGAACAACTAAAACAAATTGAAGAAATATGTGACAAAGAACCTTTAACAGATGCCGTTACTGTGGGTGATGATGAAGGTTTAAAAGATGTTAGAAACTCTAAAGTAAAATTTTTTGACAGGAATCAAGAAAATTCTTTTATTTTTGAGAAGTTGAATTTTGTGGCTCAGTCTTTAAATAACCAGTTTTACGGATTCAATTTAAACGGTTATAGAAGTTTCCAATATACTGTATATGATGGTAATGAAAAAGGTCACTATACCTGGCACACTGATATCATACTAGATAATTATTCTGAAAAATTGGTTGAAGATGATACTAGAAAACTAACACTTATACTTTTGTTATCCGATCCTGTTGTGGATTTTACAGGAGGCCAATTGCAATTAAACATGGGAACTGAGGAAAAAGCAAAAAATATTGAAGTTCATAGAGGACGTATAGTAGCATTTCCTTCTTGGATGATACATCGTGTAAATCCTGTTTTAAGTGGTATCCGTAAATCTATTGTTGTATGGGTGCAAGGACCTAAGTTTATATAAATAGAAATATAATACTTTAAGGTAAATCAGATGTCCGAATACGTAGAACTCTATATGGACCAAGGTGCCGATTTCAGTACCACAATTCAAATTAATAGTGAAGATAATAACTTGGCGCAAAATTTGACTGGATATATTGTAACCAGTTCAATGAGGAAGTCCATACTTTCACAGAATGTAACTGCTACTTTAGTTTGTACCATTCCACAAGCTAATTCTGGTGAAATATATGTAGAATTGGATGCAGCTAATACATCCAATATAGAGGCCGGAACATATTTCTTTGATGTTAAGGTGAATGATACTATTGCTGGATTAAAATCTAGACTTATTGAAGGTATTATGTTTGTTACTCCACAGATAACACAATAGGTAAAAGATGCCAGGAAGAATAGTAGTTAAAGGTGGGTCAACACAAAAAATGATTGTTACCACTACACCTAAAAATCGGATTTTGTTAAATACCTTTAATGGCGTAGGTGCCGGCGGAGTGCAAGAACTTGTTCAACTTAAAGATGTTGATTCTAGTCATGTAGCAAATAATGAAACTGTAGTTTACGATGCGCAAAGTGGAAAGTTTGTAATTGAAACGTTGCCCATCTTAGACGGAGGAGAATTTTAAGATATGACAGCATCATCGCTTTCCTTATTGAAGCAATAAAAGAATTAAATAATAAACTAGAAAACAAGGAATAACTTGATATGGCAACTTTAGACTTTCCGTCTAGTCCCGTTGGCGGACAAAAATATACACTAAATGGTGTATCTTATTATTACGATGCTACAGTAGGTGCTTGGTTAACAACAGTTGTTCAAGATCCAATCATCACTTCAGTTGCACATGTCGGTAGCACACCTCCAACATTAGCAAACACGCAACCAGGCGATATCTGGTTCAATACCGATCTACTAAGAATGTTTGTCTATTTCAATGATGGAACAAGCAGTCAATGGGTTGAACCTGCATATTCAACAGCCTTTCCTCAGTATAATCTATTAAACGTAGCATTTAATACTGCTAACGTTGGATACTCTGTAGCAAATGGTTCTTATGTGGTTGCCAACGGCGGTTATACCGTTGCTAATGCTTCTTTTAGTGTAGCTAATGCTTCTTTTGGTGTAGCTAATGCTGGTTATACTTTTGCAAATGGAGTTTCAACAAATACTACTGCTGCTTTTACTTTTGCAAATGGAGTTTCAACAAATACTACTGCTGCTTTTACTTTTGCCAATGGTGTTTCTACCAATACAACGGCCGCGTTTGCTAAAGCTAATGCTGCTGTTTCTAATTCTGTTACACAAACATATACAGCAACACAAACTTTTAATGGTTCAACAACTACAATAGCGACTATTTTGAAAAATGCTGGTGAACCCGTAACGATTACTGGAACAGGCGCTACTGGTACTATTAACTTTGATGTTTTAACTCAATCAGTTCTTTATTATAATTCTTCAGCTGGTGCAAACTGGACCGTCAATTTACGAGGTTCATCCGGAACCTCGATGGATTCTTTAATGACTACTGGTCAGGCAATAACAGTTGCATTTTTGGCGGCCCAAGGAGGTACTGCTTATTATAATAACTCTGTTACAATTGATAGTGGATCACCAACTGTTATTTGGCAAGGAGGATCTGCTCCGTCGGGAGGTAACGCAAGTTCTACGGACATTTACACATATACAATTATCAAAACAGGTAGTGCTACATTTACTGTTCTAGCATCTCAGACGCAGTTTAAGTGAGGATAATATGCCAAATATTATAACTAAAGGCGCCGGTAGTGCTGGAGGATTTGGAAATTTTGGACTTAGTAAAAAGATTTATGCTATTGCAGCAAAACAAACACCTGGAACCAATACACAATCCATAGATATTTACAAATCATTAGATTTTTTGACTTGGACCGGGCCAACTACAGTAAATATTGGTGCTACAAATCCAGCAATTGGAGCAAATAATATAATATATTATAATGGATATTATATTATATTATGTGTACCACAAAATGGGCCTTTGTATATAGTTTATTCAAAGTATCTTATAAACTGGTCATCCAGCAACTTTTCAACTTATGTAAATAGAACTTACGGTGGTATTTATGGTATGCCAAATTCCTTGGCTGGTTTTAATGGATCAATCTTTGGATTGCAACAATATTCAAACTATATTTATGGTGATTATGCTACTCTTCCTAATCTTACAGGATCTTGGACTAGTATAGGAAACGGTTCACTTTTTAATAAATCCCTAGGGAATACTCCAATCATTGTTGGTTCTAACGGTATGATAGGAGGAAGCAATTATGATACTATTTCCGGAACAGGTTATCCATTATATTATTATTCGGCCGATGGTTTAAGTTGGTCATCAGGTAATATAGCAACGGTCGCCGAAACCACCTCGATAGTATATTCGGGATATATTAATGGTAATTATGTAGTTATTTATTACGATTCATCTACATCTACTTGTAATGTATATAGATCGACTACTGGTTATTCGTCTTGGAGTAAAACTACTGCAAGTTTTCATTATACTGGAACAGGTTTTGGACTTATTAATAGCATATATAAAGTTTTAGGAACTCCTAGCGGAAAACTTCTTCTGTCAGGATATTATTCTGGATCCAATTATGGAACAATATTCTATTCAACTGATAATGGAGCAAATTGGTATACAGGCACAGGACTTCCCGTAACAGCTTCCAATTTTCCTACTCTTTATTCTTGGAAGGGAACATTTTATGCTCGAATGACTAACGGTAATGTTTATAGTTCCAGTGATGGACAAAATTGGTCATCAGTCACCGTTAGCGGTTTTCCAAGCTCTGCTTCATTTTCTTCAAACTCCTATGGTTATTAAAGGAAAAATAAATGTTAGCTAAAATCAAAAACAATGAAATAATCAAATTTCCGTATAATAATTCGGATTTACAGGAAGAAAATCCGTATACTATATTTGGTACAGGAGATATCGTCAAAGATTTTCAAGGAACTGAATCTAATCTAAGAGGCGAGGAATTGATATCTGTTGAAATGGAACCTGCTCCAACATATGACATTGATACACAAAGGATTGATTTGGATAATAATCCTGTTTTTTCCAATGGTAAGTGGACAGTAGGATGGACTATTATCAACAAAACACCAGAAGAGATTGCTTCTGAAGTTGTTGCAAAGCGCCAAGTTATGGTCGTATCACCGTTCCAGGCCAAGGCCGCTCTATTACAGGCAGGTTTACTAACACAGGTTGAGACACTCATTAACGATCCTGCAACTGATCCATTGGTTAAACTAGCATGGAACAATGCCAGTGAATATAGAAGATTATCATCAATGATCGTTAATTTAGCTGCAAAATTAAATCTTACGAATGAACAATTAGATGAGTTATTCGATAATGCCGCAAAAATTACGGCATAAATATCATAAATAAAGTTATAACGTAATTCCAAAGGAAAAATAAAAAATGGCACTAGACTTTCCATCAAGCCCCACTAATGGTCAGCTTTACACATCAGGTGGGTTATCATATCAATATGATTCCACATACAGTGTGTGGAAGATATTGCCTTCTATCGAACAACCTCAGGCTTTTGGAACTGCAAATGCTGGGTTTTGTGTAGCAAATGCTGCATATGGTACCGCTAACGGTGGTTATGCAGTAGCAAATGCCGGTTATACAACTGCTAACGGTGGGTATACGGTTGCCAATGCTGGTTACACGACTGCTAACGGTGGTTATACAGTAGCAAATGCTGCTTTCGGTGTTGCTAATACTGCATTACAGAACACTACAGGTACTTTTTCCGGTACATTAACAGCAACAGGAAATTTTTGTGCTACAGCATTTTATGGTAATGGTGCTTCATTAAGTGGCATTACTTCTATTTTACCTGCAACAATTGTATCTATTGCATGTTCATGTCCACCTTCAGGATATGTTTGCACAGACACCGTTTATCTACAGAGTTCTTATCCAACATTGTTTAATTGTATTGGTATTCAATTAGACGGATTAGGTCGTTGCTTTAGTTCAACCTGTAGCAATACTTGTTTCGGAAACCTAGTTTCAGAATTTTATGTAACTCCTTCTTCTGGAGCCAATGTTGATAATATTTCATGTTGTTACTATATATGGCCCGATCTTGCACCATCAGGACTATCTTCTTATCAATGTTTAACTGCTGTATTAAATCAAATTTGTGCTTCAGGATACTGTAATCTGGCAGTTTGGGCATGTTGTTATCCATCATGCGTTCAAAGTATTATGACTTCAGGCGCTGGATGCGGATATGGACCAGGTTTGGGACTAGGATCTGGTACTACGATTAATGCGATGAACGGATGGCAGTATTTAAATGCTGGCCCATGTGCTTTTGGTGGATCAACAGCTTATTTCTGTTGTAGTAATAAATACATCTCTCTACTAACATCAAAAGTTTCAAATTGTTGGTGTTGCGTCTCAAATGCTTGCGCCGCCTTTTATTTTACGATTACAACAAATTGTAATTGCGGTGTAGGTTGTTACACAAAAACTTACACTATGCCAACGCCTTATTCATTTCATGGATATAATGGATCTGTTATGTGTTCTTGGATTCATGGTTTATCATGTGGAATGGCTAATCCACATCTAGTAGATGATGGTAAATGTAGAGCATTGTTAACCGTAGGAACACTCTATAGAACATGTAGTAATGTCTCAAGTTGTCTTTTTGGAGACCCCTATAATAACTGTCCTAATTATTACTATGCTTATACTACCGATGCCGGAACAACTTGGAATACTGCCAATACTATAGGAACATCTGCTCTAGCATGTTTCTGTTTGGCTTGTGCTGGAGGATCGTCCTTTTTTGTTTGTTGTGCCGGCAGCAATAGTGGATATCCAGGATATCTTTATATAAATAATTTTGTTGCATGTGTACCTAAAGATTGTAGTGGATATTGGGGAAATTATTGCTCAGTTGGTGGCGCCGGATGGAAAGATTCTTCTGGCAATTTGTTTAATCCAACAACATGGTCTGCTTCATGTTATGCTAACACCAATGTGTGTGCAGGTGCTGCTTATCCATATTGTGCAGCTGGGTTATGTGCGTTTCCTGGTTCTCCGTGGGTTTTCTATAATAAAAAATGTGATAATTTCTTTATCGTACCTAGATTTCAATTATTTGGTTGCAATACACTTTGTTATACAACGGTTCCTGTAAGTATGTATTTCTGTTCAATTATACAGTCTAGTGACTTAACCACTTGGACTCCAGCAACCATTAATACCTCTACATGCGGTGTTTGTACCTCTTATAGTTTGTGTAATTTCTTACATTGCACAAGTTCAAGCGCCAATGCTCAAACTTGTATGTATCAAGGATTCAATTACGAGTTCCATCATTGGGGCCATTCTGAATATTCAGGAACATATACACCGGGGGCTAATCCTTCTGGTGCAATATTCTGTCCGCTTTGTGGTTGTAACCGTTCTTATCAGTGTATGAGTGCTATGGGTCAAAATGAACCGTGGGCTCATTGTTATGATACGGTTTCAAATTGTAATTACATTTTTAGACCACATCCAGGTGGCGATATTCAAACTGGACGCCGCGGCGGTGCTTATCCTTCTGCAACTGCTATTCCTTGTAACTACAATAATTGTTGTTACCTTACCGTTCAGTGTGGTATAGCATGTGCTGGTAATAATTACTTTGACGGAAACCCAAGTTCTGCTATGTGGTCGTTTGATCCAGGTACGTGTTGCTTTATCAATATTGTATTCCCAGGATTTTATATTCTTAACGTGTTTAATGGTAGAGTATTAACATATGATTATAACCTGTATGGACAATGTTGTTTCGGTTATGCAAGTTGCTGTGCCTACATGTCAAATCTAGCTATATGTTCTTGGGATCTTACCAATTTAAGTGCTGCTTGTAGTTGCACAATATATGCCTGCTGGAATGGTTTAAATACTTATGGTTTTGATATCCAGGCAGCATCGGTAATTAGATGTTACAACGGAAACTATTATGGCTACGGCGGCGGTATCACTTACGATGGCGTTAACTTTAGATGTTCCGCTGGTTCGTTGTTAGGTCCTGTAACAACTTGGAATAACTCCGGTCAGGTATCTTTTAGAAATCGTTGTTATTATCTTGGAGGATTTATTGATCCTTATAACTACATGGGTCATATGGCTTCAAGATGTTGTTGGGGTTGCACAGAAACTAGTTACTATTATGCTGCTTATAGTTTATATTCGACTACAGCAAATGTTTATAGTTACAATACTGCTGTTTCTTTTAAAACACCAGTATATACTGCCAATTCGGTAAGTTATTCTTCGGGCGCAAACACACAATTTAAAACATACATTAAAACGTAGGATTAAATATTAATGAAACTATATCAAATAGATTCCAACAGATATTATACTGGAGAGCAGGTAGAAGTTCCTGATACAGATCCGATACCTAGTAATTATGCTATAGGTGTTGATCCTCCTCAAGTTAATAATGACGAATATTTGAGATGGAACGTATCTTACTGGGAAGTTACTAATGTAAGTCCTGAATCTTTTAATGCTACTTTATTACAAAGAAAAGAAGAAGAAAGACTTGCTATTATTGAACTTAAAAAGCAAAAAGATCCTACATATTGGAAACTTATTAGAGACAAAAGAGATCAATTACTAAGTGAAAGTGATTGGACTCAATTGGCCGATGTTTCTTTACCAAATCTTGATGCTTGGAAAACATATAGACAAGAACTAAGAGATGTTCCTTCTAAGTTTGAATTACCAGAAGATGTTGTATGGCCAGCACTACCAAGTAACGAACAACCAACTGCCAATACTCCATAAGGAACCATAATGGCCGAATACGTCGAACTATACATCGACCAAGGTACCGATTTCAGTACCACCATTATTATTAATGACGACAACACTAACCTGCCAACAAATACGGCAAGTTCAGAACCACTTCTAAAAATAGAATTAGTATAAATAGTGGTACAACAAAAAAACTAACAGTGAATACAGGAAGAGCGGCCGGTCCTCTTAATCCTGTTGATACAATTGTAGAATTAAGAGACGTAGACGCCACCAATATACATCAGAATGAAACTCTTGTTTATGAAGAAAGTAGTGGCAAATTTGTAGTAGAAGAATTGCCTGATATAGATGGCGGAACATTTTAAAAAATAATTAAACGGAGTTATCATCAAAATGTCTAATACAAAAATTCAAATTAAACGTAGTAGCGTCACTACTGCACCAACAACTCTATCTGCCGGTGAACAGGCGTATTCCTATCTTTCCGACAAACTCTTTATAGGTAATGCTGCTGGTGACGGTACAATTGCTATCGGCGGTAAGTATTTTATCGACCAGTTAAATGTTGCATTTGGTGTTACCAATTCAGCATATGATTATGCTAATACACTAAGTAACAATTTAGGAAACACATCTGTTTCCTCCAATAATTATGCCGGATTCATGGCTAATGCTGCCAATGCTTATGCTGCGGCAACATACCTACCATACACTGGTGGTACATTAACCGGTGACCTGACAGTTCAAGCAAACTTAACTGTTACAGGTACTACCACTTACGTTAATACACAGTCATTACTTGTTAGTGATAATATTTTCGTCCTAAATGCCGATTTAGATCCAGGTATATCTGCTACACAAGATGCAGGTATGGAGGTCAATCGTGGTGCTGATGCAAACGTATCACTATTATGGAATGAAGGCACCAATAAGTGGACATTTACAAACGACGGTACAACATACGTTAATATCGTTGGTAATACAGAACTAGAAAGTGTAGCAACATCTGCTAACGGTTATGCCGTTCAAGTTGGTGCAGCAGGAAATACCTATGCTGAATCAGTAGGTGCGGCAGGAAATACTTATGCTGAGGCAGTAGGTGCCGCTGGTAATACATATGCCGAATCAGTTGGTACATCAGGCAATGCATATGCAGTTGTTGTTGGTTCTTCTGCCAATAACTACGCTGGATTCATGGCCAATGCTGCCAATGCTTATGCGGCGTCTGTTGGTGCTGCTGGCAATACATATGCTGATGGTGTAGGAACTGCCGCTAATACAAATGCTGCTAACGGTTCTTATATCAGCACAGGTATCGTAAAAGTTCCAGTTGGTGGTACAGGTAAAACATCTTTCACAGAAAATGGTATTCTATTCGGTAACAACTCCGGTGATCTAAAAGTTACTGCTTCTGGTATTGAAGGCAATGTTCTTCAGGTTAACGGAAGTGGTGTTCCTCAGTTCGGGATGTTGGATGGCGGGAGTTTTTAGCGCACTCGGTTTTACTAAATACTTCCTGAGATAATTTCAAAGGGAGTATTTGAATATGGAAAAATATGGATTCATTTATCTTTGGTATGACCGTAAGCGCAAAATGTATTATATAGGTTCTCATTGGGGAAATATTGATGATGGTTATATTTGTTCTTCCAATAGAATGAGAGATGCTTATAGAAGAAGGCCGCAAGACTTTAAAAGGAGAATTATCTCTAGCAAGATATCAAGAGATATACTTTTAGATGAAGAACATAAATGGTTATCTAAAATTGAAGATAAAGAACTTGGTAAAAAGTATTATAATCTTAGAAAGCATAAATGGGGTCACTGGTCAACCGACGAAAATAAAAGATTAACAATTGGTCAAAAAATAAGTGCTTCTCCTTTAAGAAACGAAAGAATTTCTAAAGCAAACAAAGGACGAGTTATTAGTGAAGAAACAAGAGAAAAATTATCTATTTCTGTTTCTAAAACTATGACGGAAGAACATCGTAAATTGTTATCTGAAAAGGTTAAAGGTTTTAAGCATACTGAAGAAGCAAAGAAAAAAATTTCAGAAGCGGGAAAAGGTCGTTATTATAGCGAAGAAACAAGAGAAAAGATTGGATTAGCACAAAAAGGCAAAATAGTTTCGGAAGAAACGAGAGAAAAATTAAGAGCGGCAGTCCTTGGCAAAAAAAGAGGACCATATAAAAAGAAAGCGAAGATTTTACTATGAGTGATACACAGCAGAAATATGTCAATCTATATCTTGAAAAAACCGTCGGAATGTTACATGAATACATCAATATGGTAATTCAGTTAAGAACACAATTACATCTTGCCAATGACCTGGTTCAGGAAAAGGACCAGGTCATTTCTGCTTTGGAGAAAGAAAAGCAACTAGCTTTAGATACTTTAAACACTGAAACAGAAAAAGTAAAAACTGAGGCAAATGAATTAGAAAAAGCAATCCAAAATGCAAAGTCTTGGGAAGAACAATATAATGTTATGAAATCCAAAGTATCACATTTGGATACTGTAGTAAATCAAATGAATGAAATGAAGCAAGGACTTATTTCAAAGAATGAAGAAGTTTCAAATGCTCAAAATCAATTGAAAGATGTTAAAGAAAAACTTACTTCTAAAGAGGAAGAATTATCAAATTTAAAGAATGAATTAGAAAATAAGAATAAAGAGATAGCATCCCTTACAGAAAAAGTCGTCAAACCTCAACCAGAAATTGTTCCCAAGAAACTCATAAATACTAAAAGTAAAGTTAAAACAAACGCTACTGACAAACCTGTTGAAGAAGAAACTGACGACTTTTAATGGCCAACACAGTAATTCAATTAAAAAAATCTGATGTACCTAATCATATTCCTGCTCCCATTCATCTAGCGAATGGTGAGCTTGCTATTAACTATGCAGACGGTAGACTTTTCTATAAAGACGCTGCCGGTGCCGTTCAACAGATTTCATCAGGTAGTAACAGTTTCTCTACAATTAACGTAGCCGGTTCTTTATTAACCGCTGCTGTTAGAAATTCTATTTTAACAATCAATCAAGGCGATAATATCATATTTTCTACTGATATTATTAACGATTCTTTTTCTATTTCAGCAAACCTAACTCCAGTATTCCAGATTGCCAATGCGGCATTTGATTATGCCAATACACTTTCTGGTGGTATTGATATTACTGCCGTTTATAATGAGGCAAATGCGGCCTATACTGTTGCTAATGCTGCCTTTAATGCGGCCAATAACGCAGTAACAGATTTTTCACCAGCGTTTAATAGAGCAAATAGTGCCTTTGATAAGGCCAACTCTGCTAATGTTCTTGCTTATAACACAGGTATTGGTGCCAATTCTTATACCAATATTTCTGTAGAATCCGCCAATAACTACGCTGGATTAATGGCAAATGCTGCTAACTCTTATGCAGCATCATTAACACCTGATCTAACAGCGGCAAATAATTATGCCGGTGTCATGGCTAATTCTGCTAATGCTTATGCAGGATCGGTAGGAATATCTGCTAATAACTATGCAGGATACATGGCCAATGCGGCAAATGCCTATGCCGCTTCACTTACACCTGATCTTTCACCGGCCTTTAATAAGGCAAATGCTGCCTATACGATAGCAAACTCTGCATTTGATTATGCCAATGGAATTGGAACTTATGAGTCTGCTTCTTACACAGTTGCCAATGCTGCCTTTGATAAGGCTAATTCCGCCAATGCTTTAGCATATAATACCGGTATCGGTGCCAATGCTTATACCAATTCAGTATCTATTTCATCCAATAATTATGCCGGATATATGGCCAATGCGGCAAATGCTTATGCTGCTTCATTAACACCAGATTTATCACCAGCATTTAATAAGGCTAATTCAGCATATACGGTTGCCAATGCTTCCTTTGATAAGGCCAATAATGCTCTGGCAAATGTCTCAGGAACAGTTTTCAATGGTAATTTGATTGTAAGCAATGCTGTTATTGTAGGTCAGACTACTTTAGCAAATGGTTCAATAACTTTACCATCAGGTGGATCTATCACAGAAGATAATCCACTATCTATGTCTATCACAGCACCATATCAGTTTGCTTTTAGAACTGGCGGTGGTTCATATCAGTGGACATTTACCAACAATGGTATATTAGGACTTTCTGGTGGTGGGTTAGAGTTTTCTGATGCAACGGTACAAACGACCGCATATACTAGTACCGTTTATGATACTGCTAATGCCTCTTTTGATAAGGCTAACGCCGCAAACCTTTTAGCATATAATACCGGTATCGGTGCCAATGCATATGCGGTTTCCGTTGGTGCCTCGGGCAATGCTTATGCTAATCTAATTGGTACCTCTGGTAATTCTTATACGGACCTATCCACCGCCTCATCTAATAACCATTCCGGTGCAATGGTCAA